AATATTAAAAATTCATTTGGTGATGAACTTGCAGATGCAATGATTAGAATAATGGATTTAGCAGAATGGAAAGGTATTTCCTTAGAATTCCACATTGAGCAAAAAATGAGATATAATTCAATGCGTGAAAAATTACACGGTAAAAAATACTAATGATAAAGTACTTTTAAATTCAAAGCACAATGGAAGATAAAGAAATTTCAAACCAATTAGTACTCTTTGAACCAGAGCAGATACTAAGCACTGTTCCAAGTACAGGATTTGCAATAAGAGAATTTGCAAGCACTCTACTTCAAAAGATAAACGATGGAGAAGTTGATCCATTAAAAATTCATGTGCAGTTAAAAGCAATAGAGAAGATATTTAAGGAAGTAAGCGAATCAGATGGATACAAAGCATCAGTAAGGAACAGTGCAGAAGCATACGGAAAAGAATTTGAGCGTTTCGGAGCCACTATTAAACTTGCAGAAGCCGGAGTTAAGTACGACTATTCAGAATGTGGACACCTTTATTATGATGAATTGTGCCAGAAAATAGAAACCATGACAGAAAAGAAAAAGGAGTACGAATCCGACATGAAGAAAATAAAAGTATCTAAGGAGTTCACCTTCTACGAAAAAGTTCACACGGTTTATCCTCCTAAAAAAAGTAGTACATCTACTGTTAATGTATCATTCTAAAGCAATATGGTAACAGGAAAAGCACAAGTAAGAGAATTTATAAAATACTGTAAAAAGTTTAAGTCGGTACGTATAAAAGGTGCCAAATCTCTTTATTTCAAAGTAAGTAAGTCAGAAATAGAAGAAACGCTAAAAACAGATATGAAATTAATAGTTTCATACTTCTATATGAACTCTGAAACTATCTGGATTGATAAAATAAAATAGTTATTTAACATAATGTAAATTACAAGACAACATGATACTTATTTACACAATATATTTTATCTTTATATCACTCATTTCAATAAATGCTTTTATAATGGTTAATCACCAGATAAGAGCCATAAAATTTAGGAGAGGACAATACAATTACAGGAAAGAGATAAGAGCACTATGTAGTGCTTACCTCGAAGAAATAGCCTTGAGACGGCTTAGTTAAATCTCATATATTATTTAATCATGGACAAAGTAAATTTCGGACAAGCTATTGAAGCCTTGAAGCAAGGTAAGAGAGTAGCAAGAGAAGGATGGAACGGTAAAGGAATGTTCATCTTCGAAAGACCTGCTGACGAATTAGAAGTAGGTTTTATTGTTGAAAAAGTAAAGTCATTACCTCAATCGGTAAAGGATTTCTTTAAAGCAAAGGATGAAAATGAAGCACCAGGAGAACAAGGATTAACCAAAGTAAAGTTTGGACCTTATTTATGTATGTATGCTGCTGACGGATCTATTGTAAATGGATGGTTAGCATCGCAGACAGACATTTTAGCAGAGGACTGGACAATTCTGGATTAAACTTCATCTCATTAATTATCAAGCCTCATAGAATTAAACCCCTATGAGGCTTTTTTCTATTTAGAACTATTCTTATCTTAGTACGATATATATTTGCAATATGGAAATAATTTATAATATTCTTTGGACATTATTTGCCGTAATTTGGGTTTGTAGCTTGCCCTTGGCTTGTGTGGGATTGTGTTTCCGTTTATTTGTAATGGATTCTGTAATTTTCGTCACTGAAAACAAATATCGCATAAAAGAATTTAATTCGAACTATGATTGTGTTTTTGGACAAGGTAAAAGATGGAGTAACATATTTTTAAACCATGAATTTTATAATCAACCTAGAAGTTTATCCTTTTGATGTAATGGTATCCATAGGAGAAACAGATGAAGCAGTAGTAAAGCACCTAGTAAAGAAAGGAGTACCATTAACAGAGTGCAATAAGCATCTTGTAGAGATAAATGGCAAAGGAAGATCATTAATGTTTCCTACTGGACAATCCATATTGAGATTACCTAAAAAACCGGAAACCAATTTCGATATGGCTATGCTCCAGCATGAGATATTCCACATAGTACAATTTGTAATGCACAGAGTAGGAATAACACTATCAGATGATTCAGACGAAGCCTATGCTTACCTAATCCAGTTCTTAACCCTTAAAATATATAATAAGATATAATACCATGACAAACCTATCCGATTTAATATTTAATTCTACCCGCTTATTTATTAGTTGGGTTAATTCACTTATCTTATCCTCCAAACTCTTTTCAACTTTTTTGGGTTCGGTTGGATTACACGTTTCGCAAGTACATTTTTCACCCTTCTCAACTTCTACTCCCGTATATTTTAGGAAGGTGGCAAAGTCAATTTCATTGCCGAAATCGTAGGTTTCTGATTCTAGGTTTTTTATTAATATACATCCTTTGTGAATATTCCCATTAGGTAGTCTGTACATCCCTACAATATTATCAAGGTGTAAATTTAAACTTCCAAACCACTTCCCAAGAACCTCTTTATTGTCCTCCGTTACCCTTATCCACCATATTTCGGGTTTCTTCAAGGCTTGAAGTTCCTCCCATAGTTGGGTGATGGGGATGGTAGGGAGTTTACACGTATGCCAACTTACCCACATAGGCGAATTGTAGGATTTGTAATATAGGGTATTATTGCCGTCTGGTAGTGGTTTATTAGGGAAACAATGTCCTATAACTTCCCTTAATTGCTCTAAAGTTCCGTTATTTCTTGCGGCTACTTCGCCAGCGGTTAATTTTTCTAGGTTGGTCATGGTTAAAGTTGATTAAATCTTTCGGGTTGGTAAATTTTAGAATCCCAGTCTTTTATGTGGGTATCGGTTGCTTTAACTTTACAATTTGCGCTTATCTTTTGAGTTGTTAATAAACATTCAAAATAAAGCCCATTGAATACTTTTGGTGCGGTATATCCTTCAATGTAGTAGATATATCCTACTTTTAAATTTGGTTCGAATTTCATGGTTAAAAAAGTGTATCTAAATTTGGTTTGTCGGGGGTGTAATTAGTTATTAACTTAGTTTGAATATGGGCTTTGTGAATCGCTTTTAACATTTCCTTATACTGTTTTTTGTCGCCGTACTCCTCATGATGTTTTCGGCAAAGTGCCATTAAGTTTTCAATATTATCCTTTGTTTTTGAACCGCCCATTCCTTTACATTCGATATGGTGTATATCAACTGCCTCACCTTTACATACTTCGCACGGTATAAAATCCGATTTGTCATACCCGAAAAATTGGAAATATACTTTTACGTGGTTTTGCATCTTATTAACCCATCTTTAGTCATTTTTACGCCTAACTTTACCCAAACTCTTTTCATGTTTGGTATCATCATTTTTAAAACTCCATCATAAGGCAATTCTTCAAATAATTCATTTGCTAGTTCTTTTGAAATAGGCATATTATTTTCGTCATTGTGATAACCTTCCTTTATTGGCTCATAAAATCCTGCATTATCTTTTGAATAACAATAACCTCTATTGTCGGGTCTCCAAAGAGTAATATACCTTTCGTGCCTCATTGTGTGGTGTAGTGAAATAACGTACATTTTTACAAATTGATTAATTTAATGATTTAGAATATTTTATTGTATGCCCCATAACAAAAGCAGAAGTACCCTTAAAATGATTAGATATGGCAGGATTAGAAACCCCTAAATATTCAGCACACTTAGTACAACTTTCAAAGGTTTGTAAATAATTCCCGTTTTTATCGAATAAATCAACTGGTTTTTTATAACCGTTTTTAACTTCTTGTAAATCGGTTTGTATCTCAGAACTTTTAAACACATTGTTTTTATAAATTATAATTGGGTCATAAGACAATTCCCATGTAACCTCAGTATCAAAACCGTTTGCCGTTGGATTATGAATAAAGGTTTCTTGCTTTTTTAATGAGGGCAACACAAACTCACTGCCATAACCTTTCTTTTGCTCGTTTCGGGTTTCCAAATATTGCTGCTTAAAATCCATATCTTATCAAATCAATAGTTGTGCCAAATTAGAATAACCGATCACTTTCCCCCATTTCCTTATTGGTAATATCTACATCATAGGTGTGGTAATCCTTAGTTTCGTACATTTGCAAATCTTCAAAACGTGTGTAGTCTTTAACTATTCGCACGTTTGCGGTCCCTAAATCCCCATCCCTATTTTTACGAATTATTATTTCTGTAAATCCCTCTTGTAATGGCTCGTTATTTTCGTCCGTGGTTATTTGGTAGTAATCCGGCCGGTAAAGAAACCCTACAATGTCGGCATCTTGTTCGATTGCTCCCCCGTCCCTCAAGTCGCTTAATACGGGCCTTTTATCGCCTCCCCTTTTTTCTACATCTCTACTTAATTGCGCCAGGGCTATAATTGGAATATCAAATTCTTTTGCTATTTGTTTTATTCCATTACTCACCTCGGTAATTTCTGCATTTGTGCTACCTTTTGGCTTTTCGGGTTTAATCAGTTGCAAATAATCAATAATAACTATCTCAATAGCGTGTTTCTTTACTAATTTACGGACCTTTGCCCGAAACTGCATTATAGTTATTCCACCCTCGTCATCTATGAATAATTGCGACTCCTTAACCCGTGGTAAGTCGGTCATCATTTTGTCAAACATTACGCCCCTCACGTTACTATTTTTAATGTAGGACAAAGGAATTGACGAAAGTAATGAAGTATGCCTATTGCATAATTCTCTCATACTCATTTCAAGTGAGAAAACAGCAACGGGTATTTTTTGGTCCGTGGCTATGTTTTTAGCAATTGTTAAAGCTAAGGCGGTTTTACCCATCGACGGACGGGCGGCTAATATTATTACATTTTGCTTTTTAACCCCCTGTAAAATATTATCTAAGGACCGTAAACCCGTTAATATACCCTCAATTTCACCGTCCTTTTTTGCCTCAATTCTTTTGATCTGTTGGGTGTAAAGTTCAAAGATATGTTTTTCTTCTTTGCCTCCCTTTTGTTTAAATAGTTCAAATAGCCGTTTTTCTACTTCTTCCTGCAACTCAAATACGTCCGTGGTATCTTCATAGCCTCTTACCTGTAATCTTTGCCCTATTGCGATTAATTCACGTTTAATAAACCTTTCTTTAATAATCATTGCATGGGTTTCAATATTTGCGGCTGAATTTACACGGGTTGTAAACTCCATAATTGCCATACGTCCACCGCAAGCCATTAAATATCCATCACTTTCTAATTGGGCGGAAACGGTCATTATATCAATTGGTTTCCTTTCGCTTGCTAGGTTTTGAATAGCGGTAAAAATAAACCCGTGGATTTCTGAGTAAAACATTTTAGCGGTTAAAATATTAATTACTAAGTCATAAGCGGAGCGGTCCAACATAAGCGCACCTAGTACAACTTTTTCAACATCAAGCGCCTGGGGTGGTAATTTTATTATTTCGTTCATTTTCCATTTCTTTTAAAAGTCGGGTTTCAATTTCTTCGCGGGTTTCTTTTTTGGGTGGTGGTAGCGGTTTAGTATAAACAACTTCTGGTCCACTTTTAAAGTTTTTATCATTTCGGGACCATGTTTCAAGTCGCCTTTCTAAACTCCACGTCTTTTCAAGTTCCTGTTTGAATTTAGTATTTGACTTATTGGGTTCGGTCCAATATTTATAAAACTGATTTAATAAATCTTTACCGTAGGATTTTAAAAAAGGTTCTAGGGTGGAAGCAAATTTTAATTTGCGTTCATCTATATTATTCTTTTTAGTTTCATTTACAGTAACATTTACATTATCATTTACATTAACAGTTGATTCCGTTGCAACGGTTTTAACGTCCGTTGATTCCGTTGCCTTTTTTTTAACGTCCGTTGCCTTTTTTTTTATCGCTTTTTTGCTTCTGCACTTTTCTTTCCGGCTTCACTCCATTGCTTACGCTTATCTTCATATTTTACTAAATCCCTTTTTAATTGGTTTTTAATAGGTTCAAAAGCTATCAATGTAAGTTTATCTGGTGCCTCTGGCGAAAGGTCGTTTACATATCTGAAAATGTGCTTAATTAATTTACCCGCTTCATCATTATCTAAATTTTCAAATAAACTAATTTGATCCGTATAAAGGACAAAGGATTTTTTATTTTCAGCCATTACGATAATTTTATTATTTGCTCGCGAAGTTTTAGAATATCATTTCCTTTTACTTCTATAAAAGCAAAGTGACTGATTCCGTTTAAGGTGTTGGTAATGGAAATGTAAATATTCCCGTCTTTAGATTTACAAACTTCTAAGGATTGAATAATATCTTCCTTTGTTTTGTTATTGAATTCCATAAAATAAAAGAAACCCCCCAAATACAAAGGCGTTCCGGTCGTGTGAAAACACAATAGGCAATGTAAGTGAGGGGTAAATTTTTAGATTATTCATACCGGAAACGCAACACAAATATAACTATTTACTTTGAATAAAAAAAATTATTTCTGATAATTTGGAATTATATTAAACTTTTGAAAGTCGTGACCTTGCCCGCTTAAATCGCTTCTTTTTTGGGAGCAAACAATCCACGGTGCGTTACGGATTATAAAAACCTCCCCGTATTTTAGGGAGTAGTTTACCGGTTTTGGGGTTGTTGGTTTCATTAAAAATCGAATAAAGTAGGCACGTTAATTTTGTGATCCTTCGCCTTTACATAAAATACACCGTCTTGGTAATATTCAGGATTAAGTTCAACACTAACAGCTCTCCTATCCATTTCAATAGTTTTGTAGGCAGTTGAAAATAAACCACCGAAAGGGTCATCTACTAAATCTCCAGGGTTTGTGAATCGGTTAATTAATCTCTCAATGATATCGAGTTGAAGCGGGCAAATATGCTTTTCTTTTTTAATGTTAGCTTGATTTGTGTTTAAAGTATTCATTCTGTTTATATCAGTCCAAACCATATCCGTATTAGAGTGAACCGGCAAACTCATAAATAAACGACTTAAACGCCCCAACTCCTCCAAATAATCACAATTTTTTAAATGGTCTTGTAAACTGTAAATATTTTCTTTACTATACTTTTCCCATGCGTTATAAATAACTGAAGGTGTGCATTGCCTCATTTCATCGTAACTTAAAAAACGATTGCCGGAACTTCTTTGATATGCGTGTGCATCTAATTGCCATTGTGCAATAGTATAATCATCTTTGCTTTTTTGAACCGGCTCATCAGCGTATGCGTTATTCATTTCGCTAGGTGCTTTTCTAAATAGCAAAACATACTCAGGTAATCCAACACCCATTTTTGAAGCATCTTTGCATTGTTCTGAATAACCTAATCTGTACGTTTGGTTATTTTCGCGTACCACATCAGTAGTTACTGTAATTTTACCCATCAAATAAAATCCATTATCTACAAAATGCTGCACGGTTTTGCCGCTAAAATCTTCTAATGTAGTGAATGAAGTTCCATTTTGATATGAATACCTTATACGATCTTTTACGTGAATAGCGGCCACGTGTCCGGGCTTTAAAACTCTTAATAAATTAGGAGTTAAAAACTCCATCTGTTTAAAAAAGTTTTCGTTTCCGTGATTGTGGCCAAAGTCATTGTAATTATCTGAATATTCGTAATGGTCTCCAAATGGTATAGAAGTTAAAATGAAGTCCACGGAATTATCTGGCATTTCATCTCTATCATTGTGAACCGTAACGGTATCGTTATTGTAAAGTGTCGCTTTACCAATTTGTATTTTTTTGCCTCCTTTAAAAATTTGACGTTGCATTTGTTCTTTAATTATTTGTGTGTTTAATCCGTACTCCTTAACTAATTCAATCATTTCGCGTTGTAATTCTTTATGGTTTCCCCATTTAATATAAAGCGATTTTAAAACTGGATATTCGTTTTCTGTGAAAATTACATCAATATGCACTTGACGTTTTTGCATGAATCTTAAAATCCTATGAATCGCTTGTATAAAGTCATTGAATTTGTAATCAATACCAGCGAAAATAGCATCACTGCAATACTCTTGAAAATTACAACCAGATCCGGCTATCTTTGGCTTAGTCAAAAGGTATTTATATTTGCCCTCCGAAAATTCTATCAATAAACTTTCTTTTACGGGGTTCGATTGACCTCCGAAAACAGATTTGTAATCATGTTCTTTAAATAGTTTTTCTAAAATATCTCTTTCGTATTCTAAATGATGCCAAACAATGGCCGTGGGTTTGGTAATTGCAATTTCAAAGGCCTTTTCACATCTTGTAATTACACTTTCGCGCTTTTCCTTACTAACTTCTATCAGTGATCTTGAAAGGTCTTTAAACATAACCAAATCACCGTATTTGTTTATATGGCCGTCTAACATATCCTTATCAGTTTTTACACAATGTTCGTGAATGATAACCTCCGGCAAATCATAGCCCGTATTATCATAACCTAAATCTGAAGGATCATTTATGAAAACCGCCCATGTGCTTACCCATTGCCAAAACTCTTTCTTTTTGTTTGGGTATAATGTGAGGTGTCCAGCCTTAGTTGAATCTCTTTGAAAAAACCTTGTAAGTAGGTGGCCGCGGCTTGCAACTCCTAAAAATACTGCATAGTTTAATATCTCTATAAAGTCGTTAGGTGTAGGTGTTGCCGTTGCTACAAATCTATAAGGCACAACCCCGAAATGTTTTAAAACGTAATTTGTGGTTTCTGTTTTTAGGTTTCTTAAAATCGAGGCTTCATCAAATGAAACGCCGCAAAATTTAGAAGCATCAATGTCGCCTTTTCTTACCCGCTCGTAATTTGTTATGTAAATTTTTGGAACGTAATTTTGAACGGTATCTGAATCGGTAATATATTCAATATCAAATCCGGTTCCTAGCTTTTGATTATCTCTTTTAAATTCTCCGGCCACGGCCAAAGGCATACATATTAAAAAAGGCTTATTTTCCTTTAAGATACAATGCTTTGCAATTTCTAACTGCATGAAAGTCTTACCTAACCCAAATGAAGCAAATATAGCCCTACGGCCTCCTTTTAAACTCCATAAACAAATATCCTTTTGATGTGGCTTTAGTTTTTCTGTTAGTTGATTTTCTTTAATTTCAAATCCAAAATCCTCAGAAATGATAATTTTGTTTTGTAGGAATTCTTCGTATTCAGTCATATAAATTTAGTTAGTTATTTTACCATAGCATTTACCATGCCAATTATAAGGTTATTA